TTGCCAAAATTCTCTCGTCATCTAAGACTGTATCAAATACCTCAGACGCATCTGGGTAAACATTCTTAATTATATGTGTGTAGGATCTGGAGTGGATTTGTTCCATAAATTCCCACACTCCGATGCAACCTTCTAACTCTGGCAGCGAGCAGTAAGGTGCGAATGCCATACCAGGACCTCTTCCTTGTACCGAATCCAATAGGATTTGGTACTTCAAGTTAGAAGTATAGATATGTTTTTGTTGTTCGTTAAGGGTCTTGTAATCAGACCTGTCCTTCTGTAGTGATACCTCTTCAGGTCTCCAGAAATATCCTAGTTGTTGTTGAGTAAGCCTATCGAAATCAGGATACTTGAATTCAGTATACTGTTGCATACCTAGTGGTGCTCCGAAGAACATAGGTTGCTTACTAATGTCAGTCTTTTTTGGATTGAATACAGTTAATCCCATTGAGTGCCTAACCAGATGTCACGTACATGTTTTTCCTCTTGAGATAACTCAGGAGGATAGACTTCCTTACCGTCTTCATCAACGTCAGGAAGTTTTACTTGGGGATGATGGTCATCGTCTTCCAATGCTGGAATACAAACTTCAGCACAGGTCTCCTCTTGCTCATGCTCTTTACAAACATCTAAACATTCAAAATACCTGTCCTGTTTTTCCTTCATTTTCCCTTAAGTGTGTTCCAAAATATTTGCCATAGAGTCTTCTTAGCATCTCCTTGAATCTCATCAAAGATATACATGTTAAGACGGAAAGCATAGTTTGCTTCAGCAATTAAAGCATTCTTCTGCGATTCACTTAACACCAGACAATCTAGGGCTGCTCTATAGTCAGTCTTAAATGCCTTGGCATCTGATATATGAGGGAAGTCATAGAAGTGTAAACCTTCACCCTCTGGAGGGTTGAGTGACTTCTTCGCTATACCTCTCAGTATCTGACCACCAGACAAGTCACCAATGTAACGTGTATAATGGTGTGCTATCAGTAAATAAGGATCATTATCTGATACCTCTTTAATCCGATTGACATATGTCTTTGCAGCTTGGGAAGGTTCCAACTTATCCCTAAAGATGGGACCGAAGAAGTATCTTAGGTCTTGCTCTAGGGATGCTTCCCTGTTGAGTTTAACACACCATTGCTTCAATGTCGAGGCTAGTGGGTCATTTGTCTCACGAATCTCTGCTTCCATGTTGGAATACACATGGTAGAAATTCACTAACAACTTCCTATATTCCTCAGGGTCTACGCAACCCTTAAGAAATGAGGATACAAATTTAGTATTCTCTGCTGCTGAGTGGGACTTCTTAGTCCCCTCTTTTATTTCTGCACTAAACATAACAACCTTCGCACTCCGCTTCACTTATGTCAGAATTTAAAATATCATTAACCAAATCATCTGTGGTAGGAAGGTCATCCTTCCATCCAATTGGATGTGCTGGCTCATCTACATCCTTCTTAGCATCATATGTATTCTGATAGTATGATGTCTTCCAACCTAACTTGTAGGTAGTTAGAAGGTCTTGTGCCATTACAGACACTGGGACTTCTCCATCAGGATAATTCTCAGGATTGTAACTCCAGTTACCAGAAATGCCTTGGTCAAAGAACTTCTGCATAACTGCTACGACATTGATGTAACCACTGTTGTCTGGCATGTCCCAGAGTAATGTGTAGTTGTTTTTAAGTGACGTATACGATGGAACAATCTGCTTAAGTGGCCCCTTCTTGCTCTTTTTAATGGACAAGTAGTCTCTAGGTGGCTCGACTCCATTGGTTGCGTTTGACACAACGGAGCTGCTCTCCGAAGGCATTTGTGCGGACAATGTTGAGTGCCTAAGACCGTAGGCTGTGATATCATTCCGTAGACTATCCCAATCATAGTTTAACTCGTTAGGACAGATGTCATCGACATCCTTCTTATATGTATCTATCGGGAGGATACCTTCGTAATATTTCGTGTGTTGGAATCCTTCACATGCTCCACGCTCCCTTGCGAGACTGTTTGATGCCCTGAGAAGATTGTATTGGAATGCTTCAGTCAATTCATGGACTAACTTCCATGCTTCTGGGTCAGAATAGTTAACTTCATTACGTGCTAGGTAATGTGCTAGTCCAATGTATCCAATACCCAATGACCTACGTGCTAGGGTGCTACGTTTAGCAGCATCCACAGGGTATTCCATGTAGTCAATCAACTCTTCAAGTCCTCTGACTGCTAGGTCACACAACTCTTCCAACTCTTCCAGTTTATATACCTTACCTACATTGATAGCAGATAGAATACACAGTGCTATCTCACCACCACCATCATCAATGTGATTGATAGGGTCAGTAGGTAGAGTAATCTCCTGACATAGGTTACTCATGTTAACCTTGTCTGTAAAGGATGAGTGTGAATTACAGTGGTCAATATTCATGATGTAAATACGACCTGTCTCTGCTCTCTCCTTAAGGATGTCTAGGATTAATTCCTGTGCTCCGATGGTAACTCTTGGAACACTACTATCTTGTTCGTATGAAGTATATAAATCGTCAAATGCATCAGTGCCAAAAGCATCATACAGACCTGGAACGTCGTGCGGGCTAAAGAGACTGATTTCTTTATTGCTAATGAATCTTTCATAAAACAGTTTGCTAAACTGAATACTGTAGTCTAACTTTCGTACTCTATTGTCTTCGGTTCCTTTGTTGTTTTTGAGGACGATGATGTCTTGGATTTCTTGGTGCCAGATTGGGAAGTGGACTGTTGCGGAGCCACCTCTGATGCCATTTTGAGTACAGCATCGAACAGTTGACTCAAACTTTTTAAGGAATGGGACGACACCTGTGTGTTGAACTTCTCCCCCACGGATTTTCGCATTGATGCCACGGATCCTACCCGCATTAATACCGATGCCTGCCCTTTGAGCGACATAGTAGCCAATAGCCATATCACTGCTAAAGATACTATCGAGGGTGTCATCAACATCAACCAAAACGCAACTTGCAAATTGGCGAAGGGGGGTTCGTACTCCCGCCATAACGGGGGTTGGGATGTTGATTTTGTGTCTTGAGATTGAGTCATAGTAGCGTCTTACATAGTCCAGTCGTGTTTCTTTAGGATAACTTGCAAACAATGTTGCAGCAATCATTATATACATCTGTTGCGGTGTCTCAAACACCCTACCGTTACTTCGGTCTTGTACGAGATATTTATCTGCTACTTGCCTAAGACCAGCATATGTAAACAAAAGATCTCTATCATTATCAATGTATCCATCAATCTCTTCCCACTCAGAGTCGGAATACTTCTCAATAATACTTTTATCATAAACTTTCTTCTCCACGCACTTATTAATATGGTCAACAATATAAGGACGCACGTCAGGGTGCTCTCCATACACTGACTTTCTCAGACCATATAGTAAGAGTCGTGCAGCAACATATTGATAGTTAGGATTGTCCAAACTAATCAAATCATTAGATGACTTGATAAGAATCTCTTGGATATCCTCACTTGAGATACCATCAAAGAGTTGTAGGTTGGCATTCATTTCTACTTGTGACTCTGACACACCTGCCAGTCCTTCACATGCAAACTCAACCATCCTATGAATCTTCTCAAGGTTAAGGGGCTCTTGACCCCGACCATTACGTTTAATAACGTTGATCATACTCGTTTCCATTCGTTAAGTTTTATTTTTGCTTGTATACCTTGATAGGTATGAGATTTTATAATCGATTGTGGGTTTCTCCCTTTCAGTATCATATCATTAATGTCCTTTTCTGTCACCTGCTGTGGCCATATGATTACTTTTTCACCTCTGTCGATTGACTTGGTGACTCGCTCGACGATTTGTCTGTTACGAGGTTCGTTATCATAAACCCAAATATAATCGCTCCAACCACACGACCTAGGATCAAAGTCAGACCCAGCCATCGCAACGGAATTATCCAAGAAGAGCGAGTCGATTGGTCCTTCGGTGATGTAGATTGGTTCACTTTCATTAACATTATTAAGTCCAAATACTTTTTGTTTGTCCTCATCAAATAAGATAGTGATGTATCTCATTGTTGAGTTAGGTAAAAGAGATCTACCTTGCACCCCAAACCATTTACCATCCTTGTCAGTCAGTGGAATAATGATACGAGGTCTATCATTCTGGAGACTCTGAAAAGTACCAGGTTTCTTAGAATTAATCCAAGTTTTAAACCTATCAGTATAATACAAAGAGGATAACTTTTCCTGTGGGATTTGTCGTTTCTCTAGGTATTCTCTTGCCTGATGTTTTCTATTTAGCTCCCCTATACTCTGAAGATCTTCAACCTTCTTAGTAAAGTTAGGCTTGCTGGATTTATACTTTGGATTGGGTGTGTGTCTCCCCTTACCAGTCATTCCAGACTTGTATTTCTCCATAACAAACTGGTCATAGAGGTCAACAGCATGGTCCTTTAAAAAATTCCCAAGACTTCTTCCTACACCACAGTTGTGACACTTGTAAATGTATTCTGATTTCTTGAGAAAAAAATACCCCCTTGCTTTAGTGCGGTGCTTCTGACTATCACCACAGTAAGGACAACGGAAGTTGTATAATCCTGGTTTTATGTTCTTGAACTTGTCAAGTCTGGTGTTGAGGAATCGTATGTATTTGTCCTCAACGTAGTCCATGCAATTCTATTAGGTGTATTAACTGTAGCAGATGGCTTTGTATCTGTCAAGTTTCTTAGGACCGATTGTCCGACTGGACTAACCAAGCAAGATAAAAGAGACAGAGCACCAAAAATAGTCCACATCTTCTTTTCCATGAGTCTAAGACGGTCATCGACCTTTCTGATGTCTCTTTCACAACCTTTCTTAATCTCCTCTGCTCTACGATTTACTTCACGATGGAGTGACTCCACCTTCTCAAACAATACAGCATCTATTCTATCTTGCTTGTCAAGTTTCTCGTTATGTACAGCAAGAAGTTGACCCATCTTCATAGAATTATCTTGAAGAGTGTCAACTACTTTTTCTAATCTTTCTAAAATTGCTGTGTTAATGTCTGACATTTTCTGACCCACCCACTGTGGTACCATTCCTTGTTGCTAACTCATACATCTTCTGATGTATTGAGTCTTCCTCTACTTCAACAGCGACGGGCCAATTGTCATAGGGATGTGGTTCGTATTTATAATTAGGATCAAACCATTCATCGTAAGGCACTTTGTCTGGTGCGTAATAAGTCATTGATTAGTTAATGCTTTTTGTCTCTTGTCCCAATAGAATTTAATCACTTCATTAGGATACAGTCTCTTGATCTTAATCTTCTTATGACCTTCTGGTCTAAAGATTTTCCTTAACTGAATTTTAATTTCAGCAGGTGACCTACCGTATAGGACAAAATTATCTATACCGTCATAACAAATGAGGTATGGAAGATAGTTATCTTCCTTGTCTGTTGATGTATAAGAGCCTTCTTTCAAACCCTTATTAACTGCTGGACTAGGGGAATCATTCCCTGTATAAGCTCTCTTACGATTCTTATATCCAGTGGGAACACCTGTTGGCATTCCAAACTTGCGTCGCTTTGGTTTACCATGACCTAGAAGAGGATCGTATCCAGCAACAGGTCCAGTAGAAGCAGCACTTCCAGAGAAGCCACCGTTTCCTGCACTCATTGTTGGAGCATCTTCATTAATCATAGGTCTCTAAGTAAATCTGCGACATCATCATCTGTATCTACCGTCTCTAGTGACCCATGATATTCTGGATACCTGTTAAGGTATATAAGAAATGTCTTTATGAGTGACCAGTATTCTCTCTCAAGTTTATACATGAGTAGAGGTATGGTAGCGTCACCAAATACATTAAACAATATAATCATATGGTTTAGTATGAGGTTCACTCGGAGGATACCTGTTTTTAAATACCTCTTGAGTAATCTCTTGAGGTATTTAAACTTCTTCATATCCTCCATGAAGTCATCTACGGTCACCGACTGAGGGTTATCGTAGTGTTTTATAGCGAACATCAAATAGTTTTTTTCATTGAGAGTATCAAATTGCATTACAAAAATAAACTAATTACTAACTACCGAAGGTAAGTGTTGCAGCTCCGTTTGTATACTTGGTCTCTGCACCCTTACTTGTATTTAACACGCAACGATACTTGTAACCATCTAGTGCATCACTAGCAAGTGCACTGTATGCCAGTGTTGCTGTAGTGAAGTCTGCATATGTGATACCAGTGTCAAGTCCACCAGCACCTCCAACGATATCTACCCAACGAGTAGTAGCATTCTTGGTCTGTCTTTGCCACTTGTAAACCTTAGTACCTGACTGATCCACTGTGAATGCAGCAACGAATGTTCCAGCACCACTAGAAGAAGTAGAGTTTGCAGGTTGTGTACCAACTGTGATGACTTCTAATACGTCTGCTACGACTGTATCATCAGTGAAGTCTCCAGAAGATCCAGCAGCTGCCTTAGCAGGTGCGATGTATTCTGCCTTATGCTTTTCGTCACCATTGTGTGAAGTATATGTTCTATACTGCCACCAACCAGGACCAGTGATCCCACGTGATTTGTTTGAAGCAATTGATTGCTCTGTAGTATCAACGAATACTAGATCGTAACTTACACTGTCACCACCCTTAACTACATACTCAGCAACTGCCTTAGGAGCAGTACGTCTGACAGCACCTGAAAGAGTACCATTGGTACTACCTGCATATGCTTTATGTAATTCGATTGATGTCGTGCTGGTTACTTCTCTTACGAGATAGTTAACGCTATTCAATACTAGAATATCTCCAACGTTAACAGAATCAGCTGCATTCTTGGTTACAGTAGCGTCACCATTGGTAACAGCAACATTATTGCCAAACGTAGCAGCGTCTATTGTACCAAAGACTGCCATGTGTTTCTCCTCTGAGAATTATTTTCCTATAATTTATTTATAAGCACTAAGATTCAAGTAGTGCCTTAGCAACAGCAGCGACTAGCTCGTCATCTACTTTGTTGTCTGTCTTGGCAGCAGCTTTCTTTAGTATCTTAATAACAAAATCTTTAATTACTGAGTCCAGATCTTCTGGGATTCTATCGATAGCCTTATTAATGATGCTAATAGCGATAGGCATTAGAAAGTTAATCATAATCAACTTAGAGTATAGTACTCTATATATACGCTTACTTAGGATCAGCGATGTCGATCATATACTTCCTGTCGTGGTCTTGAGTTAATTGTGCAAGACGCTGACGCATTCTCTCAGTGATCTCTTTCTTTGCTTCACTGTCATCTATAACTGTCTTCTCCACCTCTTCAGAATGGTTGGTGGGTTCTACATCTTGTGTCTCACAAGGTGCTTTCTTTTTAATTGCTTCTTTTTTAGTCTCGTTGTACGCAGACACTGCTTTCTCTTTGATGTCTGCCAGTGCGGACTTAAGATTTGAATTCATAGTTTCGGACATAAGATCCTCCTTCTTGGGGTTAATGATAACATTACCCTTCTTCTTTGATTTTAGATTGCCTTGCAACTTGCTATCGTTGACTTCATTATTAGGTTTAGCCATGTTGCCTCTCTAAAATCTTAGCAAGTTCTTCATCTGAGAAGACCCCAGACTCACGTAACTTACTAACAAAATCAGATTCCCCATCGGTACTTTCTTTTTTGACATCACCTTTTTCATACCATTTACCGTCACCGTCATCGTCCTGCCACCTCTTAGGTTTCTTGGACTTCTTCGCTTCGGGTAATATATTTATACGTTCTGCGAGCATTGACTCGTGCAGATCTTGAATGTCAATTCCGATTACTTGTTCGTTGGCAGCTTGCAGACCCATATCTTCGGGAGCTTTGGCAGTCTTCTCGCCTTTCTTCCCTACGATAATGTAACGACCATCTGCTTTCCTACCTGTGATGACGAAAGAGTTACTACCATGATTGACAACCCGTCCAATGTTACGGTCCTTGTCATGCTCACGTTTCTTTCTGTCAATTTGTTCTTTCTCTACAGGGAATCCTGCATAACCTTCTACGATTGGCTCCCATGAATTGAAAATTTCCATGACCTTTGCTACACCATCCTGTAATTTCTTGGTGGGTAGTGTGGTTCCCTCTTCTAGGGAGTTTAAAATTCTCTGCTGATCTGTCTGAGTATACCCCATCAGTGCAGATGATACAAGCATTTCTAGTGTCATCGGTTTAGCCAAAAGAATGGTATTGTTTCCTATACTGTATTATTTAGTTTCTACAGTTTTTCTAATCTCTGCGTTGAAGTCAGAAAACTTCTTAACTTCTTGACCTGGTGTCATAGCCTGTAGTGCTGCTCTGAAGTTATCAGTGCCTATCTTCCATGTGTTACCACTGCCATCATCAGCAGAATAATTGGACTGGTCTTTGCTAGTATCAGCAGCATATTGCTGAGTAGCATTCAACTGTCCACCATCATCTTGCTCTGTGACATGCTGTAACCAAGCACGTACCTCTATGTCTTTGTCATCTTTCATAATAATATAGTTAGGTCCTCTATGCACAACACGTCCGATAAGTCCAGTGTCATCGTGCTCTACGATAGCACCCACCTTAAAGATTTGGTTGAGCATATAATAATCTCTGAATGTATCGAAATCTAACTTAGGAGCATACTCCCAGACAGATTCCTTAACATCCTTTTTCTTTTTACTGTCCTTCTTAGGAGGAGGTGTCATACCCTTCTTAACATCGGACATTAAAAGCTTACTGTATTTCTTACTGGTACCTTTAGGCATGCCAGCATGGAAACTATCATGGTCGTCACCAGAAGCATGCTTCCTCTGACCACTAGCACTTAGATTCTCAATAGGGTCATCTCCAGATCTAGCACCAGCAGACTTGATATTAATACTTTTAAAATCGTAGTGGACTCCATTGTATTTCTGAGTTAGTTTCTCGAATTCTTTTACTCGGTCGTCACCTACGACCATTGTTACGTGCTCTTTACCTTCATCATTGATGTCACGTAAGATATCAAATACATTACGTTGACCTTCATTGTTTTGAATTGCGTCCTTGTGACCTTTAAATATCTTACGCATGTGGTCAACCTTCTGTTGAGCACCTAGGGGGTTTTTCTTATGGTCTTGTGACCTGCTTGGATAGATTCTATAATTACCTGAGTCTCCACCATGTGCTTTAACAGCATCGAGGAGCTTGCCATGACCAGCATGAGGAGGATTAAACCTCCCGAAAGTAATCGCCACATGGTTATCTGCCTCCTGAGCTTCTTTCTTCTTCTCAGCAGGAGTCTTACCAGTCTTAGTAGCTTCTGTTATAAATTGTAAAAAACGCATTAACCCCAGTCCTTTGCGACGGTAAAGTTTGCTCTGGAAAACTCCAGTCTGTCCACTAATTTCAGAGCAGCACCATCTTTGATGGCAACAAACCCTTCTGGATTGGTAGCACGAAGACCATTCTCTGTCTCAAGAAATGTCCCCACACTCTTAATAGTAACCAGTTTATTTATGATAAGGACTTTAGCATCCATCAGGTTTTTAAACCCATCAAATGCATAACCCATCATGTTCCTACTTTTATTTAGGTATTTGATTGTGTCTGCTTTCTTCTGTGTCCACTGTGTCTTGGACTTCAGAGTCTTCTTCTTGGCAATCTCTTTGGAAAACCTATCACTAAGGAAGGCTTTAAATCCTGATGCCATAGCAGCAGAGTTAGCAGGTAACCTACCACCTCTAATTATCTGGTTAAAATATACTTTAAATAATGCAGGGATAGTCCAGGCACCCTTACCACCTTGTATGGTGTTGAGGAACCCAGACCCCTGACTTAAACTCCTTTCAGCAGAGGCTATCAGTTGATTTAGTCTCGCCTTATCAGCTTGCGAAAGGTTGGCGGCTCCATTGATGTTTTTAAATGTAGAAGAAAATACTGCAACGTTAGTAACACCTTGCAGACTGCCGACATCCACACCAAAACCAGCAGAGAGCTCTGCCATTGTGTTTCCTGTGTAGTGTGTATGAAAGACGATACCAATCTTAGATGCACCGACTTTCTTCCCCATTGGGGTATCAGCATCGACGCTATATGTGATAGTGTTTGGTTTAAATTTGTAGGTATCGTCTGTCTGTTTAGTCAGTGCCTTCTGATACAACAAGTCTCCTTGTAGTACCCCATCGATGGGTAAAGTACTTAAGTATTCAAGACATCTCTTTAGTATCAAAGCAACAGTACTACCAGCATAGAATCTGTCAGCATCTGCTGCTGTGTATACAATCTTAGGGTCGGTCTTATTAAACACTGACTTAGTGCCGACAAAAAACTTACCATTCTGAGGATTCTTTCCACAGACAATAGCAGGAGCACCATCCCACTTGGTAGTCACCTTGATAGCACTCCCTCCAGAATTCTCAGTGAGCATGTCACGAAGAGACTTGAGAAAGTTAACCGCATTAGTAGCACCTGCCGACCCCTGATTAAAGATGTCGTCTTCTAGGTGTTCTAGGTGTGTGTTCTTTGCCATATCTATATTATAACAGGGTAGCTACCCTTATAGGGGTGTGAGTGGACACTTCTTTTACTGGAGTTTGTAGTAGGGTGCTGAGATACTGGACTGAGATCCAGCATAGAGTAAGAAGTCTTCACATAACTGGTCTTTAGCATCCTTATCTGTGATGCCAGAGATGACATCAAATAGTTTCACCACTTGCCACTTAGAATATAAGAAGGGGTCAGTAACAAGCTTCTCATCAGATAATGCTGCATCTGTTTGTGCCTGATTATACTTTCCATACTCTTTAAACCCTCTCTCTATGTCAGCAAGCATAGTATCTTGGTCATTCTTAACCATCCTTGCAGCACCAGTTGGTATTTGTTTACCACCACCTAGATGATTCTTAATCAATAAGTTAATAGGTCCTAGAGATATCTTACCTTGGTTTGCTGAAGCACCTTTGACCTCACCTTGCCAACCAGTAAGATTCTGTCCACCGAATGTCCTAAACTGTATCTTAACACCAGATGTGAAGTGAATGTAACCATCTAGTGACTTATTACCAAACTCAAACCGAGCAAACTTATGCTCGTTGATTTGTTTCTTATCAAAGTTAACCTTACTAAGAGTAGCATTAGCAGTAATCTTCTTGAGAGATACACCCATCGCTACATTCTTTTGTATCCTCTCTTGCATACACTGATTCAATCCTCGCATGCTCTCCTCTTCACCTAAACATTCTGGGTCGAATGCTGGAGAGATGACGTAGATATCAGCAGGTGACCACTTGTTAATGTCCATCCTGACACCTTCTTTCTTCTTCACTCTCTTGAAGGCATTCTCAATCCTATCTACAGTAGAGGATCCTCTGTGAAAAGTATATGTATTTCCTGGAAACTTACCAACTAACTCCTCTGCTCCCTTATCACATGAGGTTATCCAGTCCTCTGTCAACTCAGACCTCATCTTCTTACAGTCATCCCTTGATATATCATTAGGGATTTCAAAATACTTTGCTGCTTTCTTTATATTAGTAGGATCAAATACGGTACCACTATCTGACTTACCAGTCACCTGTCTTACCGCAGCAAATACACACTGAGCAGACTCAGTAAGTTTGGTAATCTCAGCACCAGCACCACTACCTCCTCCACCTTTGTTTTTATAAACAAATTCAGTTAGTGAACCACGTGATGATTCAACTACAGTACCTGAGAAACTAGAGGGAGGCCATTTAGTTTGGTACTTAGGATAACTTCTTGCGTTAACCCATGATATATTCTCTTTAGACAAAGCACTCTCAATGCTTGTCTTCGCTTGCACTCTATCCCTACTAATAACTCTGATACGTGTGAGTTTAGAAGAAGGGTTACCGATTACCTCGGCTTCATAATCTTGTAGAACAGTATTAACAGCTAGAAGTATCTCGTCTTCAGTAGCAAGAGCCATAAAAAAGAGGGTATTTCTACCCTCTATTTATTAGTGTAGGAGGTTGGAT